TTTATATTGCTGAAAGTATTTTAAATTAAAATTTATGAAAAATATAAAGTATCAAGTCAATGATCAAGTCAATGATCAAGTCAGGAATCAAGTCAGGAAGCAAGTCTGGGATCAAGTCGAGAATCAAGTCAGGAATCAAGTCAGGAATCAAGTCAATTGGCAAGTCTTAAATCAAGTCGAGGATCAAGTCAATTGGCAAGTCAAGGATCAAGTCAAGAGACAAATTGAAGAAAGTTTGGATAATTGATTAAAATTTATTATATTTAAGTATATGAAAAGTCTAGAAAAAGCCCCATGGCCCCAAATGCGTCGTTTAGTTAAAGAAGATGGTACTATAGCTTGGACTTGGGATAATAAATTACATAATTGGGATGGACCTGCTTTAATACCTGAAGGAAATAAAAAAAATGCTGAATATTATATTTATGGTATTCATAAAACTAAGGGTGAATGGGATGAAGCTAAAAAAGATTGGGAAGGGTTACCATGGTATAAAAATCCATCTATGAAAGCATTTTTGGATGACGGGTATAGAAATTAACATAACAACTTTTAAAAGTATGGTTATGATGCATATAATATGAATATAGAAAAAGATAAACTAGAAAAATATACTAATTCTTACCTCAGATATCTTGATAAACATGGAGATAACTCAGAAATATCCTCAGCCAAATATATTTTAAAAACTATAAACCAAAACTCTCAAGGTACAGATCAATCTATAAATAAAATTATTACCGAATTATATAATAAATCATCATTAACACAAAAAGAATCAATACGTTCTTTTTTGGTTTATTTAAAAGATAAAATATGAAAATAGGATTATGTGGTACAGTAAGTGTAGGTAAAACTACCCTAGTAAATGCTTTAAAAAAAGATTTAAACTTTACAAAATATGAATTTAGGGTAGAACGCTCAAAATATTTAAACAATTTAGGCATTCCATTAAATACAGATTCTACATTAAAAGGTCAAACAGTATTTTTAGCTGAACGTTGTACTGAATTAATGTGTGAAAATATTATAACAGATAGAACAGTTATTGATGTTATAGCTTTTACCCAAAATTCTAAATCTATTAATGTAGTAGAAAAAGATATATATCAAGAATATGCATCTAATTTTATCCAAGAATATGATTATATATTTTATCTGTCTCCTGAAGGTGTAGAAATAGAAGACAATGGGGTAAGAGAAACAAATAGCTTTTATCGAAATCTAATTGATAAAACAATTTTAAAACTATTAGATAAATATTCACATAAAATTAAAAATTTATATTATATTCCCCCATTTCTTACAATAGAAGAAAGGATTTCATATATAAAACTTAATTTAAGTCTTTAGTATAATATTTATAACAAAAATTAATATTGTATTCTTATGAAAAAATCTGAATTATATTCTCTTGTTAAAGAAGAAATTACTTCTCTTCTTAAGGAAGAACCTATAAAAGAAATGGCTAAAATTACAGGAGATTTACAATCTTCAATAGAAAAAGTAATTCAAGCTAATCCTGATTTAGAAAATCTTCCATTAAAAAAAGCAATTAAAGCTGATTCTAATGTAATAGCAGCTCTTGGAGATGAAACTTTATTTGATAACCAACTAAATAAATTTATTTCCTTAACAAAAGGAGAAAGAACACTTCAGAAAAGAGGTAGAAAAGCTGATCCTAATAAACCCGCCCCAGACCCAAATAAACCAAAAGGTCAAAGAGGTAGACCAAAATTAAATCCAGATGAATTAGCTAAAAGAGCAGCTGAAAGAGCTAAAAAAACCATTTTAAAAAGGGATATAAAATTAAAAGGAAAAGTTGCTTCTACTGCTGGTGATGGTCCTGAAGCTGAAGATGTAGAAGATGCTGCTGGGTTTGAAAAACAAAGAATGCAATATGTAGCTTTAGAAAAATTTAAGAAAGATGCGTTAGACCAAGGACTTTTAGTTAGAGATGAAGATGGTAACTTAAAACCCCAACCAGGGTACAAAGAAGCTTTTGCTGCCTTTAAATCCCAAACCTTATAAAATGAATGTTAAGGAAAAAGTTGTATACATATTAATTATAATTAATATATTGGGAATAATAATATATTTTACCCTAACAAATTCTCCCCCAAGTTATATTCAAGAATACAAAAATAAGATAGATGCATTGAATCAAAAAATTGATTCACTGCATCATCTTAACTTAGATTTAAATCAACAGGTAAAGAGTTTAGATACTCAATTAGATTCTTTAGATATAGAATTAGAATCTAAAGATAATATTATAAACCAATTACAAAATGAAGTTGAAACTCAAGTTATTAATGTTGATTCTTTTAGTGATAATACAATTAAACGTTTTTTCTCAGAACGTTATCCCTCCTTCTGAGGAATCTATTTGTTTATCAAAAGAAACAGCTCAAAAAGTAATTAAAGACCTTATTAAATATGATGGGGTAGTTAAAGAATTAAAATTAAATAATGAAAAAATTTTAATTTTAAATCAAAAAATAATCCTAAAGGATAGTATTATTTTAATACAATATAATAAAATAGACAATTTAAACAAATTATATAGAATTAAATCTGAACAACTAGAAATTTCCCAAAAATTATCTTCAAAATTAGAAACTAATCTAAAAATCCAAAAAACCAAAACTAAACTTTATTCTGGGGGTGGAATTTTAGGTGTTATATTAGTAGCCTTTATTATTAAATAAAATGTCAGATCTTAAAAAGATTATAGCTCAAGAATATATCAAATGTGCTAAGGATCCAGTACATTTTATGAAAAAATATTGCTATATTCAGCACCCACAAAGAGGTAGAATATTATTTCATTTATATCCTTTTCAAGAAAAAGTATTAACATTATTTAGGGATAACCCATATTCATTAATTCTTAAATCTAGACAATTAGGTATATCTACTTTATCTGCCGGATATTCTTTATGGTTAATGACTTTCCATAAAGATAAGAATATACTTTGTATAGCCACAAAACAAGAAACAGCCAAAAATATGGTTACAAAGGTAAAATTTATGCACGATAATTTACCTTCATGGCTTAAAGTAGATGCAGATGAAAATAACAAATTAGCACTTAGACTTAAAAATGGATCCCAAATCAAAGCTACATCCGCTAGTTCAGATGCTGGTAGATCTGAAGCAGTATCTTTATTATTAATAGATGAAGCAGCTTTTATCCAAAATATAGGAGAAATATGGGCTTCAGCCCAACAAACTTTAGCAACAGGGGGTGGTTGCATTGCATTATCAACTCCATATGGTACAGGAAATTGGTTTCATCAAATGTGGGTTAAAGCTGAGGCAAATGATAATGATTTTCTTCCCATTAAATTACCTTGGTATGTTCACCCTGAACGAGACCAAGCTTGGAGAGATAAACAAGATGAATTATTAGGTGACCCTAGAATGGCAGCACAAGAATGTGACTGTGATTTTAGCACATCAGGTGATGTAGTATTTTACCATGAGTATTTAGAATATTATGAAAAAACATATGCTAAAGACCCAATGGAAAAAAGGGGAGCAGATCAAAATTTATGGGTTTGGGAAACACCCGATTATACAAGAGATTATATGGTTGTAGCTGATGTTGCTAGAGGAGATGGCCAAGACAACTCAGCATTTCATGTTATTGATGTTGAAAGTAATACACAAGTAGCAGAATATAAAGGCCAAATAAGTACTAAAGATTATGGACATTTATTAGTTGGTATAGCTACAGAATATAATGAAGCTTTACTTGTAATTGAAAATGCAAATATAGGTTGGGCAACCATACAAGTAGCTTTAGATAGAAATTATCCAAACCTATATTACTCACCCCGAGGAGATTCAAATGTATCAGATACTTATTTTGATCGTTATATGGATAAGTCTAAAATGGTAGCTGGATTTACTAATTCACTTAAAACCCGACCTATGCTTATAGGCAAATTACAAGAATATATAAATGAAAAGTCCATTATAATCCAATCGAAACGAGTAATAGAAGAAATGAAAGTTTTTATTTGGAAACATGGAAGAGCTGAAGCACAGAGTGGGTATAATGATGATTTAGTAGTATCTTTAGGTATAGGAATGTATATAAGAGATACAGCTTTAAAATTTAGACAACAAGGAATTGATATTACAAAACAGACTTTAAACAATATGAAAGTAAACAGAACCCCATATCAGGGTGCGTATTTTTCTCAGGGAAATGATAATCCTTATCATATGCCAACGGATCGTGGAGGAGAAGATATTAGTTGG